ACTTTTTTCGTGCAACCATCTTTTTATAGTTGTCATAGGAAATAAGACCTCGCTCAACGAGCTCATTTGACGCTATACAAAGTTTATCGTTGTAATATTCTATCATTATTATAATCTTTGGACGTTAGTATAATCTCTTAAATGTGGGCGAATTTCATCTTGAAGCTTTTCCAATTCTGCAATAAGTGGGGTTTCTATTTCTTTTATCAGTTTGCCTTGTTTGTAAAGTCTTGCTTTGTCTCCACTAATGCGTATCTCTCTATCTGCAGGAAATACTTGCACAATTGTTTTATCGTGAAAGTGAAGAGTTTCCATCTCCACACAATCGCCATTCATGATAACTCCACCATGTCTTAAGGCGTCTTCTCTAATTCGCTTTGCTGTATCTGTAAATCCACGACCTTTGTCGCTTGAATATGTCAATGCGTTATACACTGTGCGAGCATTAACTTTATAAACACGCACTAAACGCTCTCTTTCTGTATCTGATACTACTATATATCTTTTCATTTTTTTTTGTATTTTTGTAGTGAATAATAAATTATATAATTATGAATTTAGAAGTTATTTTATTAAAGGCTCAATTAGAAGCTTTAAGGAATTATTATGTTTCATCGTTAGCTACACTTTTCTCGCACGACGAAGAGAAAAACGACAAGGTTTGGCTTGCAAAGTTTTTTCTTTGGCGTTTCGAACGAGAAAATCTTTCTTCATTAGGCACGCCACCCGACCTTGATTCTCCTGAGAAAGAAGTGATAAATCGCCGATGCTTTCAATTAGAAGTGTTGATGGATGTCGCTTATATCCAGGGAGACCTTGGAGGATACGATGTAACTCGTGTAATCTTTCCACATCACATTGCGAGAGCAAATGATGTTTTTGAGAAATCTGATGGTTCTGAAGAATCCATGATTTCAATAATTGACAAATTGTACAAATAATTCTTTTCATTTTTTCTTAGTTTTATTATTGGGGGCTATTTTCAAGCCCCCTTTTTGTTATTAAAAATTATTTCTATTATATTTATAATGTGTAATTCAATATTTTTCACTATATTTGGGGCGTGTTGTATATTGAACACGATGCAAAGATAATACGCATTTGCGAATAAACAAAATTTTTACACAATAAAATTCGCATTTGCGCATAAAAATATTCAAATATGAGTATAAATAAACGAATACAGACCATTATTGATGTACAATTTGGTTCTAATAAGAAAGCATTTGCAGCCGCTGTAGGAATAAGCCCTACTGTTGTTCAAAATCTTGTAGGAAAGCGACTGGGAAAGCCTTCATATGATGTTGTTGAAAAAATATGCGCAAATGCGAACATTTCCGCAGACTGGCTCTTTACAGGAGAAGGACATATGACAAAAGATAAATATGAAGATTTGTCAAATATTAAAATTACCCAACTACATAACCCAAAGTATGCTGAAAAAAAAGAGGATAGACAAGAAATTCCATTATACAACTTCGAAGCAACTGCAGGGTTAAAAGAAATCCTCGATGATCCTGAGGAATATATCGTTGATACTATAAGAATTCCTGATATGCCCAAATGTGATGGTGCTATAAAGATAAAAGGAGATTCAATGCTCCCAAAATTAGAACCAGGAGATACCATTATGTATAAGGAAATGCCTTTAAGCCTACAAGATTTAATATATGGTGCAATTTATTTAATTTCCTATGAGATAGACGGAGAATATTATGTCGTAGTGAAGTATATAAAGAAATCTGAAAAAGGTGAGCCATTTATAAGACTAGTATCTGCTAATAAGGAATATGCGCCTATAGATATAGAGTTTGGGAAAATCAATGCTTTAGCCTTAGTTAAAGGCTCTATAAATATCACTTCAATGAATTAACGAAGCGTTTGCTTTGTTCTTTGAAAGACGCTTCGCCCCCACAAAAAAGTACCTCTAAAATAGGCTAAAATACACGTAACTTATTGGTAATCAAATATAGAAAACTTTTTGAAAGGTCGTAAAAAGGGGGTATTATACCCCAATGAAAAAAGGCTTTTTTTACTTCTATCTGCAAAAAGGGGTATTTATACCCCCCCTCTATTAGGGGGTATTTTGCTGAGTTTTGTCCCCCTAAACTTTTTATTTTGTCCCCCTAAACTGTCCCCCTAACTGTCCCCCTAACTACATTTTTAGCCCAAAAACCAACAAAAAAAGGCAGCAAAATGCCACCTTTATTCGAACTTCGTTTAAATACGCTTTTAATTGCGTTTTAAGCCCCTTTTATTCACTCCGTGTTACTTCCTTTTCTCTTGCACGTTATAAGCCTATTTTGCTGAATTATAGCACGTTTGCTCACGACTGTGCCTCCTCCAGATAAGCCTGCATGGAGCAAATAATTCTTTGTAAAACCTATCTGTTGAGGTGTAAATACTTCAAACACGGCACTAATGCTACCAAAGTACCAATCTTTACGCTTTACGCCATCTAATCCTACTATCAAATGTACATGTATTACCTTTACCATATTTAGAATGTTTTTATACTGCAAATATACCAAATAATGTGTATATAGAAGAAATTACGAATATTTATTTTACGAAAAGAGTAAAAAAAAGAGGGTAAAACACCCTCGAAAACGCCTATTATTGAAGCCTGCTCTGGTCCTGTGTTACATTTATGTTTCAATTCCTGAAGTTATTAAAGCGTGTCTGTACTATAAATGTTACATAAATGTTAAGGGTTTTTACCCATCGTTTTTTTGGCTCGAAGTTATAAAATACGTCTAACTTATTGATAATTAAGGCTCTATATTTATTTTATTGAAGATTTATAAAGTTACGCATTGTTCTGGGGGTGGTATATGCAAAGGATTTGAGAGAGCAGCAAGAAAAAATCTTAAATCTATACGTTGAGCGTTGCGAATGTGACAAAGAAGAAATGCAAATGCTAATGAATGAAGACAAATACATTAGCGCAGAGAAGGCAAAAGAACTTGGTTTGATTGGTGAAATAATTGCGCCAATTTCAGCAAAGAAGACAACAGAGTTTATTAATAAAAAACAAAATCAAATGGGAAAAGAAAAAGAAAAGAATGTGCAGGTTAAAGCCTCACTATTAGACAAGGCACTTGCAAAACTTGGATTGAAAAACATCGAAGAACTTGCAAAAGGTATGGATTTGTCAACTTCAAATGGTGAAACGCTTACAATCGAGAGAGAAGAGGGCGAACCACAAGTTGGCGATGTTGCGTCACCAAATGGCGAATTTGTAATGCCAGACGGCAAAACAATCGTTGTTGTTGATGGTGTAATTACAGAAATTCGTGAAGACGCAAACGCAAGTAAAGAAGGCGAAGAAGGTGAAGAGTTAACACGAATTGAAGAACTTGAAAAAGAACTTGCAGAACTCAAAGAAAAGCTTGCAGAACTTGAAAAAGAGAACAGCGAAGCAAAGGCAAACGCAAAGACAAAAGAAGATTTGCGTATTTTGAACGCAGTGAAGATTGCGGGCGGTGAAAAAGCACTTGCAAGAATTTCAAGTTCTTACAAACCAGAGCCACGCACGCCACAAGGGGGCAACGCAAGTGCAAAAGCAAAGGCACAAGAAGAGCTTTCTCCGATGCGTGCAGAGATTGAAGCGAGAAGAAACGGAACTTACAAGAAGAACTAAAGAAAAGTAGGATAAGAAATGACTAAATTTTTTGAAAACATTAGTGTTAACCCAAAAGACGTAACAGATTTAAAGGAATTAATTCCTTTGTCAATCGACCAAGACGAAGATTTTCAACGATTTACCACACTTCGCAAAGTTGAGAATGGCGCACCCGTTGCGTTTCTCGGTGATATGGGTGCAGTAGGCGTCAAGGGTGCAGGTTGTAACCCTACTTACAGCGAAGTTGGCGTAGCTAACTCTCAAAAGCGTTGGCAACTTGGCGATTGGCAAGTACCAATCAAGATTTGTTACGAAAGTTTGCAAGGCACAATTGCAGAGTACACACTCAAAACTGGTACAGATGTTGGCGACTTAACATCAACTGAATTTATGACAAACATCATTCGTCCCGCACTTGAACGTCAAATGCGACAAATGATTTGGCGTTTTGGTTGGTTTGGTGACACAGAAGCAAAGCTAATCAGTGCAGGCGGTCAGTTAACAGCAGGAACAAAAACTGAATTGTTCACAACTTGTGATGGTCTTTTCAAGAGAATTTTTGCACAATGTACAAAGAATAGCGCACAATTGACAGCTATCGAAGCAAATACAAAGACATCGTTCACAGAGCAAAAGAAAGCTATTCTTGCTAAAGGCGTTGCAACTGGTATTCTCGACAATATGTTGATGGACGCAGACAGCAGAATTTCAAACGACAGCAAGTCGGTTATTTTGCTTACAAAAGGTCTTGCAGACGCTCTTACACTTGACTTGAAACAAAGCTACTCAACAATTATGCCGTGGCAAACATTGTTCGAAGGTCTTGACGTTGCACAGTACAATGGTGTAACAATAGCACGTGTAAGCATTTGGGATAGAATGATACGTGCGTTTGAAAACACAGGCACTAAGTTAAACAAACCTTATCGTGCAGTGTTCGCAAACGTTGAGCAATTGCAAGTTGGTACAAATGCAAATGGTCTTATCTCGGATCTTGACATTTGGTTTGACAAGAAAGAAAGACAAAATTACATCTATTCAGCAGGAAAGATCGGCACTCAAATTCTTGAAGACGATATGTTCCACGCTGCATATTAATAGGAGGAAAGAAAATGGCAGGAATTTGCGACAGCGTAATTGTAAAAGGCATTGCAGTTAATTGCGATAGTCCACTTGTAAAAGGCATTGAAGCAGATGCAGTAATTATCAACAGAAACGATGTTGATTTTTCGCAAAGCGTCTTTGATGCAGATAACAAGAACATCTTGAAAACATTAGTTTTGAAGAGTGGCAAAAAGGGATTTTCAGTTGTTCAGCAAGGTGCAAAACCTTTCAGCGGTGTGAAAACCACACTTGCAACTGGAACATATCGAAACACTTTCAACCACGAAATACCAATTGCAATTTTAGACAATAGTCCTGAAGTTGCAAAAGATATTATCGACGGCTTGGCGAATGGTTCTTTTGTTCTAATCTTGAAGAACGCCCACAAAGGCGAACAAGGCAAAGCAGAGTATCAAGTGTACGGCTATTATCAAGGCTTGCGCGCAAGTGCAATTGACAATGAGAAGTACAGCGAAGATACAGACGGCGGTTGGCTTGTAACATTGCAAGAAACAAGTGTG